CCTTAGCGCCATTAGCGTCAGGATATGCAAATAGTAAGTTAACATCAATTGTTTCTTCGTCAGCTAATAGATCATATGCCGCAATAATATTACCAGCAGTAACATCAGCACCAGAATCAGTTCCACCGGATAGTGAACTTGTTCCTGGAGCAGCATCTCCAGCATAACCACTTGCACCTTGAACAGCCAAAGTATTTCCGCTTTGAGTCCAAGTAGTTGGTGCGTCACCAGCCCAAATGTATCTAGATTGTGTGTTGATTACGTCTCTATAGTAAGCACTAGTTCCATCAGCTTTCTTAGCATCTACTGCTTGTGAAGCGAATGCAAAAGCTTCCAAAACAGTTCCAGCAGTTCCAGTAAATTGACCATCTTCGTCAATAACTACAATATGAACTTCGTCATTTGCTGAACCGTGGCCAAGAGCTACAGCTTGGTCTGAGGTTGAAGGCTTGCTATCAAAGTTGCCTGAATATGTCCAGCTATCGAATGCGCTTTGAGCGATTCCGCCAGTTACAGTTTCAACTTTTAGACTACTACCATAAGCTCCAGCATATTTTGCAACCCAGCTTCCTTTGCCAGTTGCTCCATTGTCGTAGCTGTTTAGGTAATGTTCTCTATTTTTTACTAATAGACCTGAGCCATCTGATGTGGCGTTATCGGCCAAAGTGGATGTTGCTCTTACTACTTTCAATGCGTTACCATACTTTAGGAATGATGCTGCAGTTAGAAAGTATTTGTATGTACTAGAATCCGATGATCCAAAGATACTAGCTAATTCAGTTTCTGAACTAACCAATGTAACTTCTTCTACGGGACCCCAATTAAATGATCCAGCGAATCCACCAATAGATGTTGATACTGCGGGTACTACCCCTGTTGCATCAATTTCTTTGACTTGGACGCCTGGTGATACTTGAAATGCCATGTGTGTGTCCTCTCAAATTGAGTTTATTTATAAGTTTTCATAATACGGTTATGTTCAATCATAGTTATTTATATAAATAAAGATTTAAAGGTTTATTGTAAATATCGATCAAATGGATCTGCTGGTTGTTCATACCAAACATTTCCTTCTCCATCTCCAACACCCTTTTCTATATCGTAATTAGCATCATCAATAATGCCAAATGGTAACATATCCTCTTGTATTGCTAATAATTGCTCTCTATATAATAAGTTCTTCATATCAATATCAGTAATACCTTGAAATATATCAGTACTAGTAAACCATGCAAATAGCACTAAGTTCATAACCAAGTCATCATGGTTATTGCCAGATGCTTCGTAAGAAGATCCCTTTGATACGAATGTACACATTTCAGATATAGTTTCCCCATCTAAAACGTTTAATTTCTTTTGACTAACTAAGTCTTTTAATGATGAACAACCAATTCTTTTAACTCTACGTGTCATAGTTGCGCCAATAGAGTTGGCTTTTACTTGTGATTCTACAAACATATTTTCGTATTCTAAATCATAGTATAAACCATTACATACCACTGCGCCTTGATCATTAGATTCTACTATGACGTAAGCTTTGTTATATACGTTAGCATATTTATAAACAATGTCAGGTAATAACATTGGAGATATATTATTATCTCTAAATACACAAACTTGTTTAAACGGTTGGACTGAAGTATCAATAATATTAAAGGTACTATAGTCTTGACCTCTACCTTTCGCAACATCTACAGTCATTATATAGTTATGTTCTGGTTTAGCATACTCGTAAATTAGAATATTCTCAGACCATTTAATCGGCTCTACGGCCTTTAATGTTAGCAAATCATTAGCATCTAATAAGGTATTACCTCTTCCATGGAAGTTATTACCAAATTCCTGATCAAACTGAAGCTCAGACGTATTTGCTATTGTGCTTAATTTCCAAGCTTCATCTCTTCCAGGAACATCCCACCAATCAACTCTAAACGGCTTATATTCGTTAGTGTTTGTAGAAGCTCCTTCCCATATCTTATGATATACATTACCGATACCATTAGCAGTTGAAGTAATAATAACCTTAGTATCATTACCAGAAGATACTACTGGATATGTAGAAGTATAGAATTGTGCATCGTTTTCAACAAAAGCAAACTCATCTAAGAACAATAAGTTAATAGATAAACCACGTATAGAACTACCTGAAGTTGCAGATGCAATAATCTTTGAGTTGTTTGAAAATTCAATTGAACTTTTGTTTAATGCTTTACACCCAGGCTGTAAAAAGAATGGTAGATTCTCTAACATAAGAGTAATACGTGCTAGCATTTCTCGTGCAGTTGCACCTTTGTTTGCCAATATCGCAATAGTCTTTTCAGGATGGAAACAAGCGTAATGAAGGAGAAAACCAACCGCACCAATAGATTTACCTGACTGTCTACATGCTAAAACAATAGAGAATCTATTATCATTAAAGTGGTGAAACATCTTTTCTTGGTATGGATATAGGTCAAAAGGAACTAAACCATCATCTAGGGATATAACTTTTAGATATGTTTTTGCGAAATATGCAGGGTCTTGCATACACTTGGAATATTCAAGTATCTCTTCTTCTGTGAACTCGCTTTCAACGCCATCCCGTTTAACATTGGGATTGCCCATGTAGCCAAGTTGATTATTCTTTAATGTCGACATCTATTACTTTTTTCTCTGGGGCTGAACGAGCTAGTAACCTTTGTAATTCTGTAGTACTACCAACAAAGAGATTATTATTAACAGTTCTATCACCATGTCTTCTACGTTCTTCTGGCTCTAAATCTTTCTTATTTTTTTGTAATGCCATAAGCTTATCAGTAACATCGCCAATATCTTTTATGGCTTTAGATAATACCTCAAAGGCTCTAGGATGCTCAGATTCACGAGCTAGTTCAGCCAATGTATCTAATGACTTAGTTCCAGTTGTAATTAATTCTTTGTATGTCTTTCGGGAAAACTCGTAATCGTCTTTAATTTCAATTTCTTCTGGGCTTAAAGAATTTTTTAATGTTTTTTCCTTAGCCTCTACTGGCAAGTTCTTCGCTAAGCTTGCGCTCATTTTATCTAATTTGTCCATGATATACCTATTATGTAATGCTTACGTTGACCGTATAGTCATCATCCTCATCAGCTGCCGCTGGAGTGATTGTGAAATCCATATTTTCTAATACATTTGCACCACCAGTATCAGCGTTAAAATCAATATTGATTTCTTTAATAACTGATGTATTACTGGTAGGACCAAAGAATTTCATTTTCATAGTAAAGTCTAGTTGATATGCTAATACTCTACGTGTTTGAAAATCACCTTCGTAATCGTCGCTTATAGTAACACCAGTTAATATGATAGGAACGTCTTGTTTATATTCAAATCCTGTAACTGGCGTAATTGTAATTGTGTATTCTGGCTGAAAGTATGGCAATATTTGTTCTACGATTTGTAGACCATCATCTTGATTCTTAGCTAGAATGTGCAATGTCATATTAATATTATATGCAACTTGTTGCTTTAACGTCTTCTTTTTAGTAGAATCAGTTGCATGATTTTCCGATATAACATTTCTTTTAGCTAGCTTTTGTGTAGAATCTAATTCTAAACTTGTAATTTCAAAAGCCATCCTAGGTAACTTAATAGCCATGGATGCATCGCTATTAGTATTTTGATCTAACCTAGCTAAGAACTTTTGTTTAGGGCCATACGACAGTGGAACTTTAACTTGATTTAATACGTTTCCAGCTCCGTCTTGACGAATTACTGCGATATCATTAAACAAAGTTCCAAAAACAGCAACTGCTTTTCTCATTGTAGAATGATAGAAATGATTACCAAACATTAGTAAGTCTCCGATGGATCGCCGAATGGATTGGATTCAGTAAAGTCTAAGAAACCGTCTCCTTCTATTTCGAAGTTATTATTATTAGCTCCGCCATCGGCAGGATCATAATTAGCGGCATCTGCAACACCATATATCTTATTAATATGGCAAGTGCTAGCTGACAAACTTCCAGTTAATCCAACCGTTGGAGATACTAAGAAGTCTTTAGCCTCAGTAGAACCAGTGACTCCAATGTTGGATATCGTTACAGTCGCCGCATTATCTGAAGTTTTAGTTACTGTTTGTATTTCACCATATACACTTACTGCAGGATCTGCTGTAATAACCTGAGTAACAATCTCTCCTTGTACAAAGTGGTTACCTCCAACAACTGTAAGATCTACTGCCACTTGATAAGAATTTTTAACTTGGGTAATATCAATAGCATCAACACCAGTTTCAAAGTCTTCCTCATTGTATTCAAACAAGCTACACTGAATTTTAAATACCGGAAGATTAGATAATTGATAAAACGGCTGTTCATGTTCAACCATAGATATCTCAAAAAACTTATTACTCATTGGAAGGAATATCAAATCTCCTTCTGATGGCCTATCGTTTTGTAAAGAGTTATTCCAAGTGCCAATTAATGTAGACCATTGCCTACGTGATATAATGAAAGTAACTTCATCTCTAATCTCTAAACCAAACTTTTGGTATAGATCACCAGCACCGTCGAATCCTTCCGGATTTTCAACGTATGCTTCAATCATATATGCATCATCAAACTTAGATGCTAAGTCTTCTCCAAACATATTATCTCGGCCAACCAAAGTCCTTGGAATATAATAGACATCT